CAACAATGAACCTATATTACCAGATATCAAATCGCGATTGTTTCAATCTTTTAATTCCACCAGTGGTTCGGGGCTAGGTCTGTATATTTGTAAAAATATCATTGATTTACACGGTGGAAATATACAGCATACCTTTATTGAACCAAACGGTAACCAATTTTGTATTCATTTAAACATGGAATTATGTGTAGATACCACGTTGCAAATATCCGAACCAGAACATCATTCCGACGAAAAAAAAGACAATTCAAGTACAAATTCCGAGGAAGGAACCAGTATAAAATCCTCCATCAATATCATTATTATTGACGATAGTATACTGAACCGAAAATTGATGTATAAATTGTTGAAAAAAGTGAATAATAATTACAATATTTATACGTCTATCAATGGTAGAGACGCGCTCAAGAGAAAAGAGTTTATCGTCAATCGTATGAAAATCATATTTTTGGACAAATATATGCCTTTTATAGACGGTATTTCATTAGCAAAACAACTACGTGAATCGGGCTACAATCAATTGATCATAGGATTAACCGGGGAAGACAACGAATCCTCCAATGAATTGTTTTTGTCAAGTGGCGCAGATATCGTGTTTATCAAACCTCTTGATATTTGCAAATTACATATGATCAATGATTTTATTATGATAAACGGTACCGACCGACAAGAAAAAAAAACCATTCAAATCATTCACAACAAATTGGAATGGTCAGAAGGCTGAAAGCCTTCTAACCGCAAAAATTGAAAATTTTTGTTGTTATCTAGAAACCTACCTATAACAAACACACCTATCGTAAAAATATGACCACAATATTTACACGGTATCTTTATGAATATTCCCACGTACAACATTCATTGATATGGGCGCTATTAGAACGTCAACGTGACGAAGCCTTGTTCTGGACCTACGAAATGTATTTTAGTGGGTTTCAGGAAGAAACGTTTCAGTGGTTGTGGGATATTTATCACTACATGTACCAAGAACTTTCCCCCCATTTAGCTCCTATATTAATACATTTGTATAGATCGTCTGAGGGTGACGACACGATGGTCGGTTCATGGATTTTGTATTTATTAGCATCCCCCATTTCTTTGACACGTTATATGCGTGAAACACATAATATATATCTAAAATACCCTGAAATTACTGGATGTGGTATCCGTAGCGTAGTGGAGGATAACCACGCATATTCTGAAGGACGACACTGCTGCTATTGCGAAGCAGCAATAGCGTGGAGTCCAGAAGAATATGAAAATGTGTTGTTACCCTCTATACTGACAATTCCTCCTACCGAAGTGGATATATATAGAACCGTTACTGTGAAAAATAGTGAATTTCGTAATTGGCAAATTTTACGAAATGTATGTAGATTTCCCTTGCGTTCCGAACGAATATGTCACGAAAATATGTTATTACTTGAAAGAGACGACAATGTCAAATCATCCGAATTTGAAACAATCCAATACGTGACATCTCAAGGGAAAACCATGCGTCGCAAACGACGTATACTTGCTAGATTAGATATGACAAAAATGGATTCATGGATGTATTATGCATCGTTTAGCCCCCTTTGGTTGGAACGAATCCAAGAACATCATGGACAAATTTGTCATGAAACCCAAAAAATATGGTTTGAAAATGAAGACGATGAAGAAGCATTTTATTCCGATTATGACTTGGAACCTGACGAACAACCCCGTTCGGTTCAAGAAACCATTTTATCTCCACCAGTGTATCGCTACATTTCATGGAAAACATTCTATGAAATGTATGGTTCCAATAGTCATTTAAGACAGGTCTGTATTCGTCGTGACCGGCAAGGAAATTGGCATAAAACCTGAAGCGCTACCTGATGAGTTAGGTAAAGTAGACGTGGTAGGTTCATCGGGTATATCCTCTTTTTTTTCGGTGGATACAACTATAGGTAATGATTCTGGAATCGCGGGGATATCGTTAGTCGGTTTTACCATTTCTTTAGTAGGAAACCATGTTTTGTAAGTGTTTTGTCTTTGTAACCATATACGTGTAGATTCCCCTAAAAATGCCAAACGATTGAATAAGGTACGATACGTATATTCTACCATAACTGTACAGGCTTCTTGGTATTGAATACTATACGCCCAGTACGAAGGAATGTACAAAATATTTCCGGCATCCACGTCAAATTCCAAAAATTCAATCTTGTCAAATTCCCGACGATGATGTTCTTTGGGGTTCCATACATTCATGTTGGAACGATATTCACCGAGTTCATAGTCCCGTATCTCGTGCAAATGTTTCGCATATTTTTTCCACGGAACCATTTTCACCGTTATTTTTCCCGTTTGAATTACCATGAATTTGCGTGAATTCACGTGATATCTACATGGTGTATTTGATCCTTTTGCTCCTATACAAACGTCATGATGGGATTGAACAGTAAAGGGTGGTTGCAAAAAACTGTCCAATTCTTGTATTTTTTCTAAGAATTCGGGAGCGGCTTGTAATAACAAGGTTTCGTTATGTTCTGAATAATAATTCTTGGTAGAAGAATTTTCCAATAAATTCATCGCCAATGTATACGGAATCGGCGTCGCGTATTTGGTAGATGTTTCGTCCATGATACCTAGTGAAAGTTGTTCCGTACCCACTTCCCCCACCGCATCATCTAAAGAAGGTAAATTTGGTAATATTTCATGTGTAGAAAATACGATTGGTTGTAACAATTGACAGGATTGTTGCAAATTCGTATTGTCTATATAATCCATTTCATACACATCTTTTTCGTCACTATATTTATATTGTTGAAGAATATGCATGTACAAAAATATGACCAAGAAAAAAAAGAACCACTCTGTCATTTTCCGAATATAAATCACATACACATATTTGATGTATTTTTAGAACGTGTTTTTGTTCCGTATGTTTAATTTACATGAACGCCATTGACCATCTGAGGAACATAATTTCCGATTCTCCCATGGTGTTTATTCGTAGATAGGGGTATTTTTTTATTTTGTGACGCAGATTCAACCATTTCTATTGCTTGGTCAATTGACAGTAAATCATGTTTTTTTTTTGATTTTTTGAATCGTAATGGTGACTCTGGAGTTTCTAACGATTGTCGTGGAGATGGGTATACTGGTGGGTCATTCGGATCATACGGTGGTATACCAGATGTAGATGTATGATGATAAGGCACAATTTTTGAATGATTTTTTCTAGTTAAAAATCCCGATACGGCTCTTCTAAAAAATGATTTCGGTGTTTTATTTACTCCACCTCGCACTCTCAAAGAACGTTTCATCGTTTTGCGTATTTTTTTTGTAATATACCGATGCTTCATCTTTGTGTATAATGAATCAGATTATATTTTTTGTTAGGCGACTTTAGTGGTTGAATGCTATGCTTTTACCAGAGAAAGAAGGAATATTTAATCTTCATTGATTTTGGGAGCTAAATAATAAAGGATGTATCCGTCGTCTTCCAAAGGAAAATCCAAACGTAATGGATAATCCGCATGCATTTTTACCGTCACATTTTTACTAATTTTACTATAGGCGCCCACATTTTGCAAGTATTGCAAGGCAAATTCCAATGTCAAATCACAATTTTCTTCAATAGCAAATTCGTGCAAATCATCAATATTGACTTCTACAGACATACTACCATTTTCTTGAGTCGTAGATGTCCATTGATTTTGTTCTTCATTACAATGAATACGTAAATTGTCCCCAAAACCCCGCAATTGGTGTATCATCGTGGTAAATATGGTAGCGGATAAACACATTTCCACCTGATATTCCATGTCAGGTACTTGTACACAATCCATTTCAATATCCATCAAAGGCATCACGAAATGACGTTCAAAACACCCCGTTTTGTTTTTTCCCGGAATAGAACACATATCTACTAATAACGAATCGGTATTGGAATCCTCTACATGAATATGAATGGATTGGTCTTTGTCTCTGGTTGCCAGGATCTTATACAAAATCTGGGAAGGAATGCCCAATACAATGTCTTGTTCGCAAGAGTAAGTTGTAAACCATTTTTTGGGTAATTTGACTTCTAAAATAGAAATACGCGCAGCATCCATGGTTTGGATGTACATATATTCAGGGGTAAATTGAACATTTATATGTTCCGAGAAATGTTTCATATTTTGAAACAAGGTAGTGAATACCTCTGCCTTTGCGGATTGTTGAATGGTAATGTCCATGATAGATATATGATTAGGATGATATATCTAGTTGTTTTTAGGTTTATGTAATCAATTTTTCCAACATTTCAGTGGATTGTTCTTTCGTATAATACACCATTTTTTCTTTGATAGATTCGTTCGTAAACCGTATCAGGGTCGCAGAAATTGCGCCGATCATATTCGGCGTATTGTAAATATACATAGTGACCATTCTATCAATGTATTTGACATCAGTATTTTTGAAACATTCATTACAAAACATTTGAATAGCTTGTGTATATCTTTCTACTGCGGACATAGAAAACGTCAATAAATTGATATGCATATTGAACGAACCATATTGTGATATGATATTGTTGATTTCGGTCAATAAATAATTTACGACGATTTCGTAATTTTTAGATGTACCGTATGTTTTAAACAAAGGATAATCAATATATATGGAATTCGTATTCGGTAATACAAAAATGGTTTTTTGTATTAATACCTCCAATGGAAAATGATTCAATACATATTCGGCACATTCTTGTTTTTGATTTTTTTTGAAAAAAATATGTTTACGGTTGGAAGAATAAAAATCACCAGTTAATCGGGAAATTACACCATGAACCGCATTACCTGTATTTGTGATGAAATCGGGAAGAATATTTTCTGTCATGGTTCTTGATGTATCTAATTCTACACATTTATTTAATATGTCTTCCGTACTTGTTATAGAATCTTGACGTGGTATAAAAAAATCATTAGTAGTAGTCTTTTGTGTAAACATATATGATTCGTATTTAGTATATATTCCAATTTTTATCTATATTTATTTTCCGCGTATTCTGAATAGACCCCAATGTGGACGTCATGAGTCCTCGGCAAGCAGAGCTTGCCAGGACTCCGTTGTTGCAAGCTTCGCCAAGTAATTCGCAATGCGAATTACCGGTT